TCAGCGAATGGAAAGAAGCAATGTTACGTCCAGCCAATGTAGATGCTAAGCACCTCAATCGCTTTCGGAAAGCACTACGACAACTAGTACCTAAAGGATGGAACAAAAGAAAGGGAGCCTTTATCCCCAATGGCTCCGCCACATTGGATACTCCGGTCAAACACGGGGGCAATTGGCAGCGCAGACCCTTTTCGGATCTGTGTAAGGCCAAACTTGTCTTCTCATCGGGTAAACCGAGGGTTGTAACTCTTTATTCTAGTTACAATACCGAGGTGTTGGCTCCCCTGCATCGCGCGTTGTATTCACTGATGGAGAAGAGAGGGTGGCTACTGGTCGGTGATCCGACAGTCGATCGAGTGGCCCAATTGAATGGACTTGGCGACTTTTTAAGTTTTGACTATGTAGGTGCGACAGACAATATTAAAGTTGCCTACACCATAGCCGCCATCGAAACTTTAATTGAGTTTTCAGTAGATCTCTCGTCCGAGGAGGAAAGGTGTTTACGAGTTTTATGTGAGATAAAGTTAGGAGAACGCCAGTCAGGCAGATCCGACACAATTGATCGCATAGAGCATGATGTTTTTCAGAGAGGGCAGCCTATGGGAAGCGCGATGAGCTTCCCTCTGCTCTGTCTGATTAACAAGGCTGTAGTTGACCTTTCGCTTGCGGACCTATTGGAAACAAAGAAAATTGGATGGACTGAGTTCGTCCAGCATCGCTGTCTCATCAACGGTGATGATCTTCTCTTGAGGGAACCCAAAGTGGGATCCGATATCCTGAAAAAGGCCGTCATACGCAATGGCGGGGAAGTAGGGCTTATCGTCAATGAGGACAAGAGTGGGGTCTCCGCAGTCCATGCGGAGATTAATTCCACCATGTTCGAACGTTCCATGGCGGGGTGGGAGAAGAAAAAGAAAACAAACGGAAATTCTCTGTATATGTCACCTGATGTCCAGGGTGTTCTCGGAGTTGCCTTCGATGGCACACGGACAAAGGAAGGTTTCATACGAGTTGTACGCGCAAATGCGAAGCTTTTGGCTGAGCAGGAAGATAAGCTTCTCTGGAAGCTACCCTTCTCGTACCAGGCCGCAGCGAGGAAAGACAAAAAGATAAAGAAATCGCTGTTAGTGAGCCCTCCTGCCTCGCAGGACGACCAATGGAATCTGTTCCCGGTTGTCACAGCCCCAGAGGGCTACGAGATGACCCATGAAGAAACCAAGGAAATTCTGACTTCGGAGGTAGACAGAGTCCGAAAAAATGCGATCGAACTTCAGAAGGCGAAGGCAATGAAATCCTTCTGCCAGCGGAAGGGGGTTACTGATACGTGGGCCCAGTTTACTTTTGGGCCACGTAAGGTAAAGAAGCCAATTCCCCACGGGAAGAGCTGGCGGTC